TGCAATATTTCAGATTAAAAGATTAGGCTACTCTGTTATGGAATATATAAATAGAGAGCTATAATGAAACAAATGTTTTCTGAACAATTAATTACTTTGATGTCAGAATTTATTTATGGCAAAATAAAAGGAAAGCCAATAACAGAAGCAAATGTAAGAAAAAGTATTAGAGCTTTTGAAAACATGTGGCTGACATCTGTTAGGGAGATAAAAAAGAATGACAAAAGAAAAGTTTAAGTGGCCAGATTATTACAATTATTCTAAGCCAGAGTTTATGAATAAAAAAGAAAAAAAAGAAAAGGAATGCATGATGTGCAGTAGAGATTTTATGAGTGAGGGTAATCATAATCGCATATGTGATAGTTGTAAGTTATCTTATGATTGGAAGTATGGTAATGATTATGGTTTTGTAAGATGAAAAAAACATTACGTAAAAAAATAGTTGACGAATATGAAAAACTTATTAAGAAAGCTATGCGTGACCCAAAAAATGCAAAGGAGTATGCAGTGCGTGTTCGTTTACATAGGGTTGAAACTATATTAAGAGTTAGGTATGATTACATGCCATGGGTAAGGTAAAGCGACATTATGGAAAAAGAATTAATTAAATTATTATTAAATAAAAACTTTTATAATAAAAATAAAAGCAAATTAACAAAAGAGTTTTTTACAAATGGAACAGGCACTTTGTATGAAACAATTCAAAGTGCACATGAGGACTCTGACCAGGATTTAAGTATTGGGGAAGTTTCTACTTTACATTTAGAAGTTTATAATCCTGCATTAACTAGGGCATCAAAAGAAAACTTTAATGTTTTAATTGATGAAATAAAAAATACAGAATTGCCAAATGAAAAGATAGCACAGAATATTATTCGTGCTTTGTTTAAAAGGCGTATAGCAGAAAAGGTAGCTGTTCTTGCTAACGAAATATATAATGGTAGTGATACAGATTTTACAGAAATTAAAAAACAATTAGATGTTACATTTGACGAAGTAAATGAATATCAATATGTTACAGGTAATATTGCAGATTTAATTGACCAATTAAAAGATAATACAAAGTGGAAATTTAATTTAGAACCGCTTCGTGACAAAGTTCATGGCGTTGGTGAGGGCAATCTTGTAATTATTTTTGCACGACCAGAGGCAGGTAAGACTGCATTCTGGGTAAATTTAGTCTCGGGAGTTGACGGATTTGCATCTCAAGGTGCTAAAGTTTGTGCACTTATTAACGAAGAGCCTGCAATTCGTACACAAATGAGACTAATTAATGCTTACACAGGCATGACATTTGATGAAATTAGGGCAGACAGCCAAGAAGCTAATAAAAAATGGGCCGAAGTGAGACAAAATATTAAAATACTTGATACTGTTGATTGGTCTCTTGATGATGTCGATGAGTTCGTGCAAAAAGAAAATCCAGATATTTTAATTGTAGACCAACTAGATAAAGTAAATGTAAAAGGTTCTTTTGCACGTACAGATGAAAAACTTCGTGCTATTTACACAGGGGCAAGAGAGATTGCAAAAAGAAATAATTGTTGTGTTATAGCTGTATCCCAAGCATCAGCAGATGGTCAAGGCAAGTTTGATTTGACTTTCGATATGATGGAGGGTAGTAAGACAGGTAAAGCCGCAGAAGCTGATGTCATTATTGGTGTAGGGCATCGGGATAAACTAGATACAGATGAAAGGATTAGAAGTTTGGCTATTAGTAAAAATAAAATAACAGGTTGGCATGGTCAGTTAGTTTGTACCATTATACCAGAACTATCGAGGTACGATTTATGATAACTGTATTTGATGTTGAAACAAGTTTTCAAATAACAGAAGATGGTAAGAAAGACCCATCAGCAAAAAATCCAAATAATTTTTTAGTGTGTATGGGTATAAACGATGAATACGTATTTTTTAAACATAATGAATTTAAAGGCATACCAAATAGAAAAATAGTACAAGATATATTAGATAAAACAAAATTACTTATTGGGCATAACATAAAATTTGATTTGTTATGGTTATGGGAAGCAGGTTTTAAATATGATGGTAGAGTTTATGATACAATGATTGGCGAATACGTTATGAACAAAGGTATTAAAAGAAGTTTAAAATTAAAACATTGCTGTCAGTATCGTGGTGTTGTGCAAAAATCTGATTTAATTGAACCTTATTTAGAAAAAAATATATCGTTTGAACGTATACCAATAGGTCTTGTAGAAGAATATGGTAGATTAGATGTAAAAGCGACAAGGTCTTTGTATGAAGCACAAATGCTACAATTAAAAAAACCACAGCACAAACATTTAATTAATACATTAAAAACTATGTGTAGGTTTTTAGTTGTGTTGGCAAAGATGGAAGACAATGGTATCTACATTGATATGGGAGTTTTAGATACATTACAACAAGAGTTTGAAGATGAGCATGATAAACTTCGTGTAGAAATAGATGAGATTATACACACAAGAATGGGTGATACAAAGATTAATCCTGCAAGCACAGAGCAATTGTCTTGGTTAGTTTATGGTGTAAAAGTAAAAGATAAAAAACTTTGGTCTAAAACTTTTAATTTAGGTGTTGACCCTGTTACTAAAAAGAAAAAGAAAAGACCTAGATTTACAGGCACACAGTTAAAACAAATCTTTGCACGTCAATTAGAACCTGTACAAAAAACAAAAGCACGCCAATGTGAGACGTGCCTTGGTAAAGGTGTAATTAGAAAACTCAAAACAAATGGCCAACCATATAAAAATTTAAGTAGATGTGTTGATTGTAATGCACAGGGTTTTATCTATTCTAATTTAAAAGATAAAGCAGGGTTTACTGCTAGCCCAGACTCTGTTATGGATATTGCAGAGGGTGGATTTAAAACAGATAAAAATACTTTAGAAAAAATGGCTAGACAAGGAGACCAATTTTTAAAAGTATTTGTAGATAAAATTACAAGATACAATGCATTAGAAGTTTATTTAAATACATTTATTGATGGTATAAAGAAACATACATCAGATAAAAATTATTTATATCCTAGTTTTATGCAAACAGTTACAGCTACAGGTAGACTATCTAGTCGTGAC